AATATAAAACAATCTTTTAACACCAGTGCTACTATAGCTTACTTGAATAATTTTCATTGCCTTATCCAATCATAGGAGGCCCTTCAACAGAATCAATTTGGTCAGACAAAGACTTTAGAGTATCACTGTCTGCTCCCCGAATATTAGCTTCAGTTATATCTAATTCTGCTTTTGTTGGCGCATCATAATCTGCTAAAGCAGTATCGACTGCAGCATTAACTTGAGCAGCAGACAAATTATTTAATGCTGCAATAGTATCACCAATACTATCAATATTATGAGCCGTAACAGCAAATATTTTAACGATTTCACCTGGCTTAGTGGCGCTATTAATCATTACTGTCCAGATACCTTCAGCATCTGGAGTAAATGAGCCGTAATACCTTCCTGTTGCTCCAATCTCAGTCATAGTAACATTAGGGAAATTCACTAAGTCTTGAGCTCTGCTCTCGTCATAAATCTTCATAACAACATCTATTAGACCAGTAGTTATTTTAGTGGCTTTTTAAGTTAATCCTACTGATTCTCCGAGTTTATAAATCCCTTGCATCTTAATTACCCTTTCTGTGCTTGTGATTCAATACTTAATAAGTTATTATTATATTTAGCATCCCAAAAATTTCGAGATACAACTTCAAATTCCATGTAAATTGGTTTTCCTAACGAACTCGCATCAAAAATATACACAATTAAAGGCCCGAGTTGGTTTGTATTTGTTGCGGTTAATGTTAAATAGTAACACCCTGCACAATTAGGAATATCAATCCAATTATTAGACAGCAAATTAATTACTGTCTCATCAGACTTTATAATATATTTCCAATAGTACCAAGATAATAGTGCTCCAGATACTGGATTAAGTGGGTCAGTGAGTTTAGTTTGCTTAGTTAAAAGTACTCCTACTCGTACTTTTTGCTCCGTATTGTGCCGTAATTCTATCACAACTACTCTTCAAGTGCAGCATCATCGTCTTCAGTATGTCCATCTTCTTCAGATACTAAATCAGCCATACTTTCAGTTTCTTCTAGTAATGCTGCTTGGTGCTCATCTTCAGGATTCATATCTTGAGAGAATACTCCACGTCGCTGTTCTTCCCGTAATAACCTTGCCCCTGTAATTTCTCCTGCTTGCCTCATTTTAAGTAGTAAGTCTTTATCTGAACTGCCTAATACAACAGCTTCAAAGTCACTATATATATCCACTTTCATAGTTTCTTTAGGAGTTATTGCCCGCCATTCACAAGCTAATTGCAGTGCTTGAATTATTCCACGTTCTAGTGCTCGCACCCACGATTGTAATTGACTTACTGTGCGCCCTTCATCTAATCGTTCAGCCGTAGCAGTATCAGGCATATCCTTCATTAATGGTTGGTTACCTAAGACACGCATTTTTTGCTCAATATCTTCTAAGTCTTTTCTTCCTGCTTCGATAGATTGCCCATTATGTTCAACATATTTTAAATCAGCATTTTCTGTTTGCACTAAAATAGCTTTAGTTGGTCCAATCTCTAAAGAGCCTGTCTCGACTAAATTTTTTGGCATACCTTTGCCAAAAAGAAGGCCAAAACGACTGAATCTTAAAATATTGCGCTGGTCAGAATAACTCTGCCAATGAGCTAAATTCAACCACGCTAAATCTAGCAAAGGCGGGTCAGCTAACATAAAACCAACTTGATTAGCATATATAGTAACTAATGGAATTTTACCAAGATTTATCTGGCCTTTAGATATTATAGTATATTTATCTTCATTTTCTTCATCCTGTTTATGTCTCTCCCAAGAATCAATATTATAAACATTAATATAGTTGATTCTAGTGTCTCCATAATCTCCAGACGCTTCAGTTACTGATTCTTTTGTGCGTATTTGAGTTAGATTTATTGCTTTAGATTCTTTAGCAGATTGCCAACCAATTAAATTAGCTGGAGATATATTAGTTAAATATACTCTTGCTCCTAATCTCATTTCATCAGCTTTAGATAATTCTTTACCTTCTACTATAGCTTCTAATACACTGTGGTCAACATAAATATGAGCAACTCCATATTGGATGAGGTCATTTAATACTTCTTTGATAAAAGTCTCTAAAGATTTTCCTGTTCCATCCACATCCTCTTTTAAATAATCTAATTCTTCCGGTATATCAGTTACTGTGATTGGATGAGTAAAGGGCCTATTTTTAAGTTTATTAGAGGTATCACGATAACCATTATATAATATAGCTCTACCTATGCGAGAGTTATAAGAAGTGACAGACTCAGCCGGCTCCATAGGTAGCCACTCTTGGCCAGCATCTCTCATTGCTTGAGTTCCTCCAAGCAAAGAATGCAATAACCGCCAAGCTACTGCCATCTCTTCATATCCAACACATGGAATAGCCACTGGCGATTTTTCGGCTTCAGCTCTAGACATTATCACTCCTATTTCAAATTAGTATTTTAACACTACAGTGTGATTTAATTTATGATAAGTTTATTAATACATTTAGCTGGGACTATTATTTTAAATGAATATATCCACCCAATATTAATTCCGATTAATTCACCCTTATAATTATAAACTGGGCATCCGCTATTCCCGACCTCACTAGTGTAATCCCCTAAATATACTTTATCTGGAAATCCTGCCCACAACTTTGGTGTACTATAATCAATTAGACTAAGATTCCCAATAGTAAGACTATAAATTATTCCTTGAGGATGGCCGATTACGAATATTTTAGTCCCAACAGATGGATTAAAGTCATAATTTATACCAGATTTTGTTTGTGCTGAAAATATATCAGAGTCAACTTTCAATAGTGCTATATCATTACTAGCATCTACTTTGACAACAGAACAATAAGATTTTTTACCTTCATACGATACAAGTACCATTTTATTATTACTAGTATTAAACGCATCTACTACATGATTAGCTGTTACTACTAAACCTTTTAATTTGTCGACTACTACTCCAGAAGCTACTACTAAATCTTTTTCATTTTGAATAATCACTACATTATGTTTATACTGCTGGTATAAAGATATAATAGATTGCCGTTGTGTTTCAATTGCTACAAGTTTAATATCTTGAGTCTGTAACAATCTAGATTTAGGCTTAGTATCTTGTTGGAAACAAGCAAGCCCAGTCAGAATAAGTGCAAATAATGATAAAGAGATTATAATACGTTTAATTGAGATATTCATTTTAAGTCCTCACTTTAAATAAAGCACATTCATGTACTGGTTCATAGCACCATGTCCAAGCACTGTGTTGGTCATAGACTTTTTTACAACGATAAAAAAACTCTGGTTTTAACGCAAATTTATTTATCCCTTGTGTATAATACGCATTAAGTACAAATTTAGGAATAGTACAATGAGAACGATGATTACTTTTCTGACATATATCTGTTATTAAAACCTCATTTATATGCTCATGTTGTGATACTATTTCAAATAATAGACGATGACTTCCATGGCCATATTCCCCTACAGGATTATGAGTAAATACTAAGTCTGGTTTTATTGCTTCAACGGCTGTAGTGATAGCCCTTTCAATATTTATTATTGCATCTGTTAGCAAATAGTCTGCCCGTCGTGTTGGTAAAGCATAAAAATCATTTGGTTCATCTAAGCATGATACTAAATTGATATTTTCTAGCTTGCAAACTTCTTGTAAAGCTTTTTTCCGGTTTGGCCTATTTCGTTCTGCATCGCTGCAACAAATTATTAAATACTTTTCGTATTTATCGCTTTGGAATATTGGCCAGCCCCAAAGGATTTCATCATCGGGATGGCAAAAGATTCCTAAGACTTTTGGAGTTTTAATCATATCAATAAATCCTCGAAGTCAGCTGATGATAGTTGTTCACTAGTAATAAAATAATCGCAATTATCTATAGTACTAAAGTTGCTTTCTAATTTTTGAATACTATCAACAGCTTTCGGATATTTACGAATAGCATATTTTAAATCCAACATTACAGCTTTTTTAAATCGCTGATTACCATGAATATAAATATATCGATGTTTTCGAGAATTAGGTTCAGTATATAATGAGTCTCCGTATTTATCTTTAAGGGCTTCAGCCCTATTAACTCCTTTGCCACGAAATTCATCTAATATAGTTATATTATGTAAATCTGGTCTACCCTTTATTTTATAAACATCTCCTGCAACACTTAAGCCAGTATATATAAAATTACAGGCTTGATAAACACACCCAGTATGGCTCTGACTAGTATCAGCATAGCTAACTATTATTTTACTTTTTGGTAAAAGTTTTATGCTTCTGCTAACTAAAATACTTGCTTCATTCTTCTTATTATTTTTAAGGCATAATCTATTCAATTCAATCACTTTTGACTCAAATCGAATTCCTGCTAAGTATTTTCTTAAAGTAGGACTAGGCGGTGTTCCATACGATACTATACCGCATAATACTCCATCTTCAAATAATCCAAAAGCCCATGTAATACTAGGCCACCTACGAGCATAATGTATATGCATAACATATGGTTCACATTCAGCCCGTGTTATTTGTCTTACTTCATAAGACATAATTAAATTATCAAATCATCAAAATCAGAAGAAGATAGTTGTTCGCTTAATTCAACAAAATCAGTATTAGTTGTAATCGGAGCAATATAAATTGGTTTATTAATAATTAATTTAGTTCCTGGTTCTGATTTAGGGCTACATTTAGGCTTAGATTTAATAGTAAACCACTCAGGGTCTGGAAAACTATCAAAATCTTCTGAAGATAATGTATCACTTGCTAATGCGATATCAGCATCATCCGTATCTAGTATTTCTGCTACTCTTTCAGAATAATCTTCAGCTGGCTCAAGTTTTGGATACGGTAATACAGGATATTGCAGTTGAGATAATAGCCTTTGCTTTTGTTTTTTATTGCCAAACAAATAAATATATCTGTGTTTACTCGATACGCTCCGCCATTGCA